GCGAGCGTGTGCGGCATGAAGTTTGTGGTCTCCACGATTCGCGCGACTCGCAGGCACGTCGGCGGCATCGTCTCGTAAGTCGAAACTAAGATGCGGTACGCCGACTCGCGGAGCAAGTTTGGAAACGATCGCACGCTGAACGCGGCGCGGATTACGTCCGTTGGCGAAGAGTACGGATCGACGCGATGACCTTCGAGTCGCAGGCACTCGCGTGCAAGCTGCAGCAAACCGAGGTTGCGATACTTCGATGCGGCATCGACGATCCGCGGCGCGAATTTCTTTTCCACGCTCTTCGCGACTGAACCGCCAGCGCGGAGCATAACCGCGGCAGTAAGGACTTCGGTCGTGTCTACGCCGGCATCGAATGCGTGCACAACTCGACTGCTCGGACGACTCGCACGAATCGCAGCGAGCTGGCACTTTTTCGTCGACCAGTTCTCTTGAATCGCACGTTCCGCGAGATGCGGATACTTACCTAGGATTCGTTTCACGATTTCAACCCTCCGAGCGGCTTTCGCGGCCACAACTGACGTGCCGATGTCCGCGGGCACGTCGACGATCGAAATCTCGCGCAACACGGCGAGATCGACTACGTAGAGCGGACCAGTAAACGACTGACCGTTGACTTCGACTTCGGCGCCGTCGGGAATCTCGCGGTATTCGATAACCTCGAGTCCGATCGAAGCCTTCCACGGAAAGCCGTTCTCGATCGAAGAGAGAAAGTCGCGCGAGTACTCGGTATCACGCGACACCACGGCGTCTGCTACGATCTCGTTACCCTCGATCGCGATATTCGTTGTGTGCCCGATACCGGCGTACTCGTCGTGCGCGTAACGAATCGGCAACGAACTCGTCGGGATCTCGAGACCGCTAAGATCGACCACGACCGGCAGCGGCCAACCTTCGACGGTCATCGTACCGCCGGTGTACGCGACGATCTGGATTTTCCTTAGCTCTGACGCGGCATCGTCAGTCGGCTGCGGTTCTTCGGTCGCCGGTTGCTCTTCGTTCTGCGCGGCGACTTCGCTTTCGTCTTTCTCGTCTTCGTCTTCGAGCTCGTCTTCAGGACCCTGCGCGCGAATCCTCGCCTTCGCTCGAATCCGAAGAAACTTTTTCGTCGTCTTCGGCATCGCTATTACCTCCTTTCTCGAAAAGGAAATCGAGACCGAGTTCGCTCGCGAGCGCGTACTCTTTCGCCCGCTGACGCAACTCGCTCACCCAATCACGACCCTGCTTCGCGTACTCGTACGCGAACGTCGTAAGACCGCTCTGAAGACGCAAGCGCTGCGCCTTCGCTTCTTTCTCCGGATCGACGCCCTCGAGCGCAGGCCAATACCACTCGTGATCCGGTACGTCACGACCTAAGCCGACTAACGCTGACGCTTCGCTGTCAGCGATGCGCCACTCGCGATAGAACGCTTGCAAGAGCGGCTCAAGTACGATCGCTTCGATCCGCGCACGCTCGACTTCGAGCGCTCGATACCAGTTGCGCAGATCGAGTCGGCCACTCGAAAAGTTCGCTCGCGAAGAGTCGTTGAGCGCAACCACGACCGGAACGTTGAGGCAGCGCGCGATCTCACTCATGAGGTGGTACACGAAATCGCCATAAGTAGTTGTCGGATGCTGCGCCGTCATCTGCGACAGACGCCAGCCCGGTGGCAACACGGTCGCACTACGTGGCCGAAGATCGACGAATTGCCAAACGAGTTCGCGTGCGAATCGCTCCGCATCGCGAGGAATATACGCAGCCGAATCGGTCTGCAAAACCGCCGCAAGATTCGCAGCCGTCTCAGCCGCAGCCGCGGTCGCGAGCGTGAATCGGCGCAAGATCGAGAACAACGGCAGCGCCGGCGTAATCTCGGGTACACCGCGCCACTGGCCCGGTCGCTCGCGATGGAAGTAGTGTATTACGGAATCCGCCGGTATCGTCTCGTACGAGTAGTCGATGTCGGCGACCGCGATGTCGCCGGGATGTCGCCGCAAAACGTGATACGCCGCCGGCATCCCATAGTCATCAAAGACGATGCCCTCGACGGGTTGCATGAGCGCGGAAATCGGACCCTCGCTAACTTGCTCCGGCTCGACGAGTCGAACCGCGAGTTTGACTTTCGTTCGCTGACGCGGATAGTCGCAAAGAATCGCAAACGCCTCGCCGTCGACGACCACGCAGCGCCGCATCGTTCGCAGAATCTCGGGCAGATCGACCGCGGCGCACCACTCGGACCACGCACGCTCGAGACGAAGATTCAACTCTTCGTTCGCAGTACGGACTTGCAAAACTGGCCCGGTACCGACCGTATAGTTCGCGATCGTTGAGACGATGCCGTTCGCGTAACTGTTATTCGCGACTTCGTAACGCGCTCGATTCCGCAACGTGCGCCGCACACTCGGCGTCAACGCAGCCGACGGCGATAACGCATCCGCTTGCGACCAGTGCTGCGCGTTGTCCGGGGTCGTAGCCGCGGCATCGTAACGCGCGCGAAGCGAAACGTCCACTCGCGCTGACGAGGTGTTGTTGCTCGAACGAAAGACTCGACGCAGCCACCCAATCATCCTAACGCTCCCGGCGCGTTCATTTTCACGACGACCGCTTTCGGCTCCGATACTTCGCGTACGAACTCGAGCAGCTCGCTCACGTCGCGATACTGGACCGTCATACCATCGACAGTAACCGTCTTCGGCTGACGCGCTTGCTCGACTAACGATTCGATAAGCTGCTGTCGTTGCACTTCGTCAATCATGACATCGCCCTCGCACGGTAACGAAGTAATCCCTCGAGCAGCCAGTTCGAACTCGAATCCGAAGTCGAAGTCGTAGTCGACTCGAGCGAGTCGAAAATCTCTCGCGCCACGACCGCGCCTACAAGGCAGTCGAAGTAGTGATTCTCACGCGCGGGTAAGAGTGTCCACTCGACGCACTGCCGCCAGACCGACTGCGTGGCCACGCCGGTCTCCGACGTAAGATGCTCGATAACAACCGGCGCATCGACCGTGCGCGCGATCTCGACCGAAGACGATGCAAAAAGATTCGCAACACTCGTCTTCGCACGGTTCGTGTCGATAAGGACGCTGGTCGTAGCGCGGTCCGGATCGCGGGTCATACGCCACGCGTTGCCAGCCACGTCGCCTGGCTTCGTCAGCTCAACGACTGACGACTTCGAGCGTGCGCCAACGTAGCGACCGTAAGCCGGATAGACGCGATCGTGAATCGCGGCCACTGACGATACGATGTCGCTGCGGTAACCGGCGTCCACGAGTACGAAGCTATTCGGATAACGAGCACGAAGCTGCGCGAGTAGATCGTGCAACCCTCGCTCGATCGACTGCGGCGCCGCGATGCGATAGAAACCTTCGAGCGAAAGCGCAGGCCGCGATGCCGAGTAGTAATTCGCGTGTTGCTCGGGCCACGTCGAAAACGCTACGCGGACCCGATCGTTCTCGCGAGCAACGACCGCGTAGTAGAGAATCCGCTCTTGCACGTCAATGTAGATTCCGACTCGCTCCGACGGTGCGATCGAGAAGTCGCCGAACGCAGACGCAACCGACTCCGGCGCGATCGCGATCGAATCGTCCGCGACGACGTTCGCTGCAGGTTCGTTCTGATACTCGGAGTAAAATGCGTTGCGATCCTGAAAATAAAGATGCATTGCGTGCTGGATTGCCGACACTTCGATGCGCGGATCGTAGCACGCATCCCAAAACGGCACCGCACCGGCATCGAGCTGCGTACGATGCGCGAGGTAGTAGTCGTTGATTCGCTTGTAGTCGCGCACGCGAATCGCATCGCGGTAAACTCGTTCGTACTCCGACCACGCCGCCATATCGGTCGGCATCGAACGAAGTAAACCGATGCGCTCGCCGCTCCACTCGGGCAGCGACAGCAGCTGGTCACTGAGGTCGCCACGACGGATCACAGTGCACGTGCAGAGCACCGCGGCTTTGTGGTTGTGCGCCATCGTACCGAGGATATCGGACTGAATGAGCGCGCGCCGATACTCGCACTGACGCGGCGACATCGCACTGTCACGCGTCTGCGGGTCGTCGATCAAGATGAGCTGTGGCCGCACTAACCGGCCATCAGGCAACGCGTGCTGCAAGCCGCGAAGTGAACCGCCACGCAGCGGCACCGACTGAATCAGCGCGCCCGAGCACTTCGAACCGTCGATCGACGCGAGTACGATCCGATCGAACGTAAGTCGAAGATGCGTTGGTTTGCCATCGAAGAGCTGAAAGCGCATGCGCTGCAGACTGCCGTCGGCACGCAAGATCGGATAACACGCCTCGGGATAATCCTCGATAAGCTCGCGCGCCGTCGTCAGCCAGAGAATAAGATTCTGAATCGTCTGTCGCGCGCGCTGACCATTCGCGGTCACTACGAGTACGTACTTCGCGTGGCCGTGCAGTACAGCCCACAACGCGGTCGCGAGCGAAAGCGAAGTCTTGCCGCTGCCCCGCGGCATCGCGTACGCGAAGCAACCGCCACGAAGAACGACCTCTTCGAACTTCCGTGCGATCGATCGATGCGCGTCCGAAAACGGCAGCGAAAAGACCGAAGGAAGATACGTGCGACACCACTCGAGAATCGATCGACTTGCTCGTGCACGCCGACGTGAATTCGCGACCTCGGGCAGCGGTCCGATCTCGCGAGCGCGTAAAATGACACGTCGCCGACGCAGCGACTCGTCAGCGACTTCGTACGCGTACTCTTCGATCGTCCTAGCCGCCATCGCTCTTAGTCCCTACTAAGTCACGCAACGGCATCGCAATCGGCTTTAGATCGTCCGAGTAGTTCGTCGGATGCGTCAGCATCGAGCGAATAACTCGCGGCGATGCGCCCCACACGTCGCCGATACCGTTCAAGCGAGTCGTACAACAAACCGGCGACAATAGTTCGCCAGTCGCTGCCGCGATGATGCCACCGCCACTATCGCCTTGCGAAACCGACAAGCGATAGCGAACTTGTAAGTCCGCGTTCTCTTTCGCTACGACGTAACCGTCCTCGCGATTGCCTGGGATGTGCACGCCGTAGCCGCAGTGAAAGACCTTATCACCGACCTCGAACGACTCCGCAACGCGCAGCCACGGCAGTCGATCGTGACGCTCGTCCGTCAGCAAGATCGAGCAATCCGACTTGCGATTGATCGCGATGACACGGGCACCGAATGAGATGCCGTTACGCAGAAC